GATATCACTATAACAGACAATGGTAACGTGGCAGGTGTTATCACAACTAATGTAGACGGTGTATTAGTTTCGACCATTACAACAAATTCAGCGGCATACTTTACAGATTTATTAGTAATAGATGACGCTACTTCTAATGTATCCGTTGGTGGTTCATTGTTTGTTCAAACTACCAGTCAGTTTATTGGAAATGTTACAGTTGATGCTAGTGTAGGACGTGGATTCCATGTTAGCAACAGTACAGCACAGTTTGCTAAAACAGTAACATTTGACGCTAATGTAGATGTTAGTGGTAATATTAATGCAACTGACACTACCCAAAGTATTAACAGTTCAACTGGTGCAATTACTACACTTGGTGGTGTTGGTATTGCTCGAAACTTAAACGTAGGTGGTGATGTAGTTATCACAGGTAACTTGCAAGTTGACGGGTCAGTAACATCAGTTAACACTGCTACATTAGATGTTGAAGATTTAAACATTACCGTGGCCAAAGGTGCAGCTGATGGTGCCTCAGCCAATGGCGCAGGTTTAACCATAGATGGCGCCAATGCAACTATTTTATGGACTAATGCAACCCAATCAGTTAATTTTAATAAAAATATAGTTACACCGGGTGCCAATTTCACAGGCACTGTTACAGTAGCTCCGAGATTTACAGTAACGTCGTTTGATGGCAACTCTGTAACAACATTAAGTGGTAACGACATCACCACAAGTGCAACAACAGCAAACCTATTTAATACCACTGCTACCACGATAAACTTTGCAGGTGGAGCAACTGCACTTATATTAGGTAGCACAACAGGTATTGCAAATATACGTAATGCAACTACAAATATTATTGGCGCCGCTACAGTAGGTAGTACATTATCAGTCACTGGTGAAACTACGTTAACTGCTAACTTAGCAGTTAATGGTGGAGACATTACAACCACTGCTAGTACATTTAACTTAGTAAATGCAAATGCTACAACAGTTGATGCGTTTAAAGCTGCAACTGATTTAGAATTTGGTGCCACAAGTGGTACGTTGACTATCAATAACCCGGCAGTAGTTGGCACACAAGCAACACAAGATGTATTCAATACTAATGCTACAACTGTAAATGCATTTGGTGCAGCAACAACACTTATAGTTGGTGCTACCACCGGTATAGCAAACATACGTAACGAAACAACAAACATTATTGGTAATGCTACAGTTGGTGGCACACTTGGTGTAACTGGCCATGTAACATTAGAAGGAGTTACATCATCTGGCGCTACTGGTACAGGTAATATAGTATTCAGTAATAGCCCAGTACTAACAACACCAAACATTGGCACACCTGGCTTTGCTAACTTATCTAATGCAACAGACTTGCCTATAAGTACAGGGGTTAGTGGACTTGCTACAGGAGTAGCTACATTCTTAGCCACCCCTTCAAGTAGTAATTTAATCACAGTAGTAACAGATGAAACTGGCACTGGTAATTTGGTATTCAGTACAAGTCCAGTACTAACAACGCCAAACATCGGCACACCTAGTTTTGCTAACTTATCTAATGCAACCGGCTTACCGTTAACAGGTGTTACTGGCTTTGGAGCAAATGTAGCTACATTCTTAGCAACACCATCAAGTAGTAATTTACTAGATGCTGTTACCGACGAAACAGGCACTGGTAATTTAGTATTCAGTACAAGCCCTACATTAGAAACATCATTGGTAGCAGGTACTAGTAGCTTTGATCTAGTTAACACAACAGCCACTACAGTAAACTTTGCAGGTGCAGCAACAACATTAAGTGTTGGTGCAGCCACAGGTACTACAACGGTCAATAACGATTTAGATGTTGCATTAACAGTAACAGCACGTGATATTAACAGTACTGTAATTGGTAACGTATCTGCCGCAGCTGGTACATTTACAACTGTAACAGACACAGGCTTAACTGCAACAAGAATTACCTATGCTGGCACAGGTGGCTTATTATCTGACTCATCTGACTTTACCTTTGCATCAAACATTTTAACAGTTAAAAACTTTAGTATTAATGGTGATACCGCAGAAATTTCTGTAATTGGCGGCAGTGGTAATGTTACATTGAATCCAGATGCAGGTGGTGTAATTGATGCAACAGGCTCGTTGATATCTAATATTGCTAATCCGGTCAGCGCACAAGATGCAGTAACATTAGATTATTTAACTACTACACTGGCTTCAGCTAGTGCTACCTCTATTTTACAAAATAATACAGACGTTACTGTATCTGATTCGGGCAATGGTACAATTACAGCTAATGTTGATGCTGTTAATGTGTTTACAATATCTAATTCATCCGCTAATTTCTACAATGGATTTGTAACATTCACTGACACTACTAGCAATGTTACAATTGATGGATTAGCGTATATTTCAGGTAATGCAACAGTATCAGGTGAATTATCTGTTGCTGGACAAGTTACGTTTAGTGATACTACTGAAAGTGACTTTTCTGGCGGCGGTGCATTAAGTGTAGACGGCGGTATTAGTGCTGCTAAATCAATTACAGCAGGCGGCAACTTAACTGTCGATGGTGCTAATGTAACATTTGGTGATAATACTGTATTTTACTCATCATATACTACAATAAACAATCAGGGTATCTACCACGAACAAGGTTCTGGCAGAAGATCTATCCAAATAAAAGCTAATGATAATACCTATGGTGGTGGCATTGCATCAGGTGATAGCAATGGAACTTATGTATACTCGGCTACCGGAATGCAGTTTGCTACAGGAACTACATTAAGAACTAGCCTCTATCCAACAACTCTTGGTAATATTGGCGTACAAATTACACAAAACGGTAATTTGATTGCTCAAAGTGGAACAGTAAGTACAAGTATATCGACAGGTGCATTAGTTGTAGTTGGCGGTGTTGGTATTAGTGATAGCTTGTTTGTGGGTAATGGCGCAGTAATAAACGATACGCAATCGAATGAAAACTTTGTTGTTAAAGGTACAAATTCATCTAGTTTATTCTTAGCAGATAGTACTAATAATGCTGTGGTGTTTGGCGGCAACTTAACATCGGCTGTTGCCGGATCTATAGCAACATTTACCGGTTCAAGTGCAATTATATTACCAGTTGGTGATGTTAGTCAACGTCCAAGTAATTCCGGTGCCACTGATGTTATAGGTATGGCACGATATAGTACATCATCCAACAATATTGAATTCTTTGATGGTACATCATGGCAAGTAGCAGGTAGCTCATTTACATTAGTTACAACAAATGCATTTACAGGTAACGGAGTTGCAACTAACTTTACATTATCGGCGCCATCAACAACATCAGCTCTTATTGTTGCAATTAACGGAGTTGTGCAATATCCAACACTATCATATAGTGTAGGTGGAATAAACAGTGATGTATTAACATTCACCGAAGCTCCGGCTGTTGGTGATATCATTGATGCTAGAGCATTAAGTACATCCACAACAGTATCAGCATTATCCAACGGTAATGGCTATGTACAATTTAAAGTTAATGATACCTTTGCTAACGTAATAGCCGGTACAAGCACAGTTGAAACTAGAATGAGTATTTCGGCAGCTACTGGTACAGCAACATTCATGAATGATGTTGTTATTAACGGTAACTTAACAGTCAAGGGTGATACAGCAGGTAATATTAATCTTGGTGATTCTAACACAGATAATGTTATATTCTTTGCAGACATTAATAGTAATGTTATTCCAAATGGTAACGAAGTTCATAATCTGGGCGCCACCGACAAACGTTGGGCGAATACTTATACCGATGCTCTTGTTGCTAGAATTATTGTAGCAGATCCAGCTGCAGTATCGGTGGGTACTTCGGATGTGGTGATTGATACATTTGATGCAACAGTATACAGAAGTGCAAAATATGTATTGTCAATTTCAAATTCGTCACTAGGCGAGTATGAAACTGCTGAAGTATTAGTAGTACACAATGGCACCACTGCATACAAAAACCAATATGCTACTATGTATACAGGTACAGCAAGTTTAGGTACTATATCAGCGACGTATACTAGCGGGACAGTTGAGTTATCATACCAAGGTGCAAATGCTGGTAATGCAGTAAAAATACAAACAACATATATTAAGGTATAAAAATTAATGCTTCCTTTAGTTAAACGATATCGTAAGGATTATACTACAGAATCAATTGTAGTTGAGCGTAATTATAATAACGGAGTTTGGCACGATACAACAGAAAATGTGCCAAACGCTATTACTAATATACAAATATCTAATCAAGCAATTGTATTGGGTAATGGATTAAGCAGACTAGATTTAAATCTATCCGTGATTAAAAATCACCACGGTGGTTTACTTGGCGCAAAAACTCTACAAAGTTATGGTTGCAATGCCTTGTATAGAGATTTTGCTCCTGATTTTCTAATAGCAACTGGTAATGAAATGATTAAAGAACTAGCGGAGAGTGCTTATATCAATGATCATATTGTATACACTAACGCCGAACATACCTTACAATATCCTAATAAATTTTATATGATTCCGTACAATTCATATATGGATGCAGGAACCACAGCAGCATATATTGCAGCATTTGATGGACATAAACGAATATATATGTTGGGCTTTGATCACCAATCGGGTCGTGGATTTAATAATAACGTATATGCTGGCACTGCCTGTTATCAACCGGTTAGAAGTGATGTGTTAGATACTCGCTGGATAGAAGCACGTAAGATGTTGTTTGATGTTTATAATGATGTTGAATTTATTCTAGTATCGCGTACAGGAAGAATGACTGTGTCGGACACATGGGCAGGCTGTTTAAATTTTAGACAAGCATCATTACGCACATTTGCGTTAGAAGTGGATCTATAATATAGATTCTAAAGTTTTAATCTTAGCAACAACTTCTTTAAAATTAACAGTACGCCATACACCTGGATGCAAGGGTTTAGGATGATCATCCAAATTAACCCAACAATACCCTCTGTGCTCGTGATTTAATTCAGGTACAAATTCTTCATTGACGGGTAGTAAAAACGTATGATATGAGAAATTGTTTTTATCACTGGTGAATTTTTCGATAGGTATTACTCTGGCAGAGGAAAAATCTACACCTAATTCTTCTGTAAGTTCACGATGTAGGGATTCGAGTAACTGCTCGCCACTATCGATCTTACCACCTGCTAATCCCCATGTACCTGCGTATCTACTTGAATTACGTAATAGAAAAAGATATCGATGTGTAGTTACACAATAAATGAACGTGCCGACACCTTCAATTGATTTATTTGATACTGATTCTTTTATTTTAGTTAACATATTAACTATTATACTACACTAACTGATAAATGTCAACTAAAGAACTAATGTCCAATTTCCGTTACGATATTCCCCTTCAAACGATTTAACCCACTGATTGAGATTCCATTTATACTGCGTTCCAGTATTCAAATTTGACACATATTGTAACACAGTTTCGGCCGCGCTGTCAAACACCACAGTCCAGTGTGTACCATTAAATTCAATAATATCGTTGGCACCTGCTATTAAATCTAAATCATCTGTACCACGCCACGCACTTGGGCCATCAAACGCACCATTTGCAGTACTACCGATTGCATTTAATATTAAATAACGAGTACCTGTTACGGCGCTTTGTGCCAGTGCAACCGCAGTATTCTTTCGAGGATCGACAATAGCATCGATTGCATCTAGTGTATTTGCTGGATAGGTATCGATATCCGCATTGAAAATTAATAGACTATCATCGGTTGGGTGATAGCTAACTGTACCGATAATCTCCGATACTCCGTCATTCGCTAGTAATCTAATTTGACTAATGCCTTCGACCAATGAACCGTAGACATTAACTAAATTGTGCCAATTATCTCGTGTGCCGATTTTAGTTGGAGTAGTTAACGTGGGTTCTCTTAAGGTTTCTACGTCTTGTATTTTAAGCAAGGTAAGCGTGTTGCCAATTAATAAAACTCCGTAGTCCAAGGGAGTATAATACATACGAGTACCCATTAGATTATCTTCGGTGTAAGCAGCAGAGTTTAAATCACCCTGTGCATCATGTATATTTGCAATAATTTTTTGTATAACACCCAGCTTTTTAACTTTGGCGGGCGGGCTAATCCAAATAGGCAATTTAAATGTCAGTGTAGCAACATCAATTTGATTTTCAGTGCCCACAGGTATTGCCCGGCTTGACCAATTAGGGCTATCTAAATATATAACACTTAAACTTGTCCAGTCGATATAATTGTCTGTACTTTGTATTTCTAAACCTGGATTAAATAACGGTAATATTTGTTCAATCAATTGTAATTTTTGTTTAGTATTACTAGTCCATATATCTAATTTTAATTCTAATGTATATGGCACAGGCATTATGCGTTCGATAGTAAATGCGTTACCTTGTGTTTGTTCGTAGGTATCTGTATCTGAATCATATTTACGTTGACGTATACTCATATTATTAACGTAAGTTGGGCTCTGTACACGATCTCTATCGTAGGTTAATCCGCTGATATATGTAGCCATTGCTGGCACAGTCTGCATAGTGTTTTCACTATTGTTTGCTAAAATTGCCGCAACTTGTCTGCTACCATCTGCATAATAAACTGGTACACGTTGTAGAGTTTTGCTACCAGTGCGATCCTGTCCAAACTCAACTTCGTAGCCGCTCATTATTCTAATGAATTGTACTACAAAGCGTTCAATTTGACCATCATAAAAATATTGACTGCTCATTAGTTATCCGCCAAAGGTGAAAGTATGTCAGATAAACCCTGACGTTCCGGTGTTACTTTACTGTAAACTGTGTATTCTAGCATATCGTTACTAGATAGTGTATTTGTGATGGTAAATGACACATTTCCAGCAGTATTTGCTACAGTATTGGTAATATGTGTGCCATTTAATGTAGTTTTTACGCCATGTGTGCTAACATACGCAATTTTTGTTACAACTGTCTTAGTTGACATATTAAATGATAATGTTTTTGCGTTGCCCGCCGGAGTGTAAGAGGTAGCAACACGAATTGCGTCCCAACCAAGTCCGCCACTATATGTGGCATTTATATTATTAACAAAACCACTACGTTGAGTTGTATTATCTAATCCCGGTGTTAGGTTAGTGCGTACAGAATCCTCAATTTTAATCCAACGTTTAGAATCGTACCGGAATAGTCTGTTAGGAACATAATCTAAGCGTAGGTAGTAATCGCCAACGGCTGGAGTAGACGGAAACGCAATTCCTGCACTAACCGCCAATCCGTTTGGCGGCAAACCTGTACTTGTTAAGTATCCTTGTACTTTAGCAGTAGATGTAATAGCTACATTTGGTAAATTATTAGTATCAACTGGCAAGGTATAAATGGTACTAGTGTCATATCCACTTAGTGGCACTTCGGCTTCTGCCCGAGCAATAATAGCATCGTTAACCGCAGTATACTTGTCGTAGGTGCTTAATAAATCACCAATTGGTGTATTGTTATCATCGCCACTGCTGATGTTTTGTGTAATGTCTTTGTATTCTTGACTATCGACCAGCGGAGCAACTTTAACACGCCATAAATGCGGATACCATGTTTGACTAAATCCTTCTGCCGCACGTGTAGCATCTTGCACAACGTAATAACGTTTTAGCGCACTGGGTAAATCATCGTCTAATGGATAAAAGTCTTTTAAATGTGGTAGTTCCATTACGTCGCCTACCATAATCTTACGACCTAGTGTTTCAACCATATCGTTCAAATGAAATACCATAAACATAGTATCTCCAGTTAAGAACAAACCAAACTGACTTAGGTCAAAATCATTGTCGTTCATGCGATAAACACTGCGCATAGTGTAGACACTAGTGTCGTACTTACGATCTCTATTTTCTAAAAACAATAGGTCTTGTATATTTTTCACACTTTCATTAGCATAACTAGGCTGTGTTGCATCAGGATAGACGGCAATGGTTGCACCAGACCCAACAATAGCTGTGGTGCTTGCTGATAATGTAATAGTTGTGCTAGTCTTTGCAATGACTGTTGCGCCAGCAGGAATATTAGTACCCGCAACAAACATACCACGGGTTACAGCCGATGTATTAGCAAATACTAATTGGGTGCCAGGCGAACCCTGCGCTGCCGAAGTAGTAATGCTGGTGCCTTGTTCGATTGGACCAAGATACTTGTGAATATTAATATCAACGCCGCCAACAGTAAACATCTCACTGATTCTGCGGTCGAAGAATTTATAATCATTTCCCTTATTTGGGCGGTACATGCTTAATCTTGGCATTACATAGTCCTGTATATCTAATATTTAGCTTAGATTGACATAGCTGCAAATAGATGCTATACTTGCTTTATGAATGAAATACAATCAAGTTTAGATTGGCCAGAAGTGCAGACTGCATTAGAAGCGCCATTACATAAAATGAAAAAGTACACGCACGAAATGTGGAACATCAGTCATAATATTGGACTAATGGTTAAAGATATAAGTAAAGAAGAAATCAATTGTCGCAGACACCAAAAGCAGACTAGACTACATAAAGAATTAGTTGACAAAGTCAATGAAGAGATAGCAAACTATGAACGTATGATAACGTTTGCAGTTCTACTGGCAGGATGAGCTTGACAAATACAACAAA